GAGAAGCAGGATAACCCGCTGCGTGGCAAGCCATTCATCAAGGGCGACCCAAGAACCAACCGGAAAGGCCGTCAGAAGGGCAAGGCCAACGCGCTGACCATCAGCCTGCGGCAAGCTGTTGAGATCGCCGCGAGGGACTGCCACGCAGAGGGCCTGGCTGGCTGGCTCATAGACCGCGCCAACGGAGGCATACAAGACCGCCAAATCTTCGCCAACATGGTTGGCAAGGTCATTCCAATCCAAGTCAATCAGGACATCCAAGGCGGCATAGTTCTGCAGCTTGGATGGCTTGCGGGCCGGCAAATCGGCACATCTGCGGCACAACCAGAGACCATAGAAGCGCAAGTTGTTGAGGCGATTGAACATTCTCCGCAAAGTCACTGGACTAGTAATGAGAGTGAGGTGGTTGAGGTAGGGGGGGGTCGTTGATTTGTGCTGGCCCCAGACCCCCCACCCCCCATCGAACCCGGAGCCGGGGGGCCTGAGGCAGCAGGGGCCCCACCCTCTCCCCTAGCATTTCAAAAAAAGGCTTTTGCGAAAAACACATGAAGCTCCAAGAGTACAAACCCCGCGACGTCTTCTTGCCCTTGCACAACCGCAGCAAGCGCTGGACGACGGTCGTCGCGCACAGACGGGCGGGCAAGACGGTGGCGATGTGCGCTGACCTGGTCATCGGCGCGCTCGAGACGAGCCTGCCGCGTCCACAGTTCGCCTACCTCGCCCCATTTCGCGAGCAGGCCAAGCGTGTCGCGTGGCAATACCTGAAGGAGCTGACCAAAGACTTCCAGGCTGCACCGCCAAACGAGAGCGAACTACGCATAGATATACAAAACGGCCACAAAAGCATCAGCCGGATATATGTGGCTGGCGCGGATAACCCTGACGCCTTGCGGGGTATGTATTTCGACGGCGTCGTGCTCGACGAGACGGGTCAAATAAGGCCGAGCGCGTGGTATTCCGTCCTAAGACCAGCACTAAGTGATAGGAAAGGGTGGGCCATATTTGCCGGCACGCCCGCGGGAAAGAATTTCTTCTGGCAAATCAGAGAAGAGGCGCGTCTAAATCCCAGCACGCACATGCTGCTCGAGCTGCCGGCGTCAAAAACGGGAATCCTGGACGCCGAAGAGCTGCGCGACGCCAAGGCGCAGATGACGGAAGAGACGTACGCGACCGAGTACGAGATCAGTTTCGACGCCGCGATCCCTGGCGCGTACTACGCCAAGCTGATTGGCGAGGCGTACGAAGAAAAGCGGGTGGGCGAACACAAACTGGACCCCGCGTTTCCTGTCCACCTCGCTGCGGACTTGGGGTTTACGGACTCGTGCTCATGGTGGGGCTGGCAGGAGACGCCTGGTGGCTACCGCGTCATCGACTTCTACGAAGCAGACAGCCAGCCGATCCAGCACTACATCGACTGGATCAAACAAAGACCGTACAGGGTGGGAACAATCTTTCTCCCGCACGACGCCCGCGCCAAAAGCCTGCAGACCGGCAAGTCGATCATCGAGCAATTCCTGCAAAACGGCATCAAACCGCAGATCGTGCCGGAGATGTCGCTGCAGGACGGCATCGAAGCGGCGCGGTTGACTCTACCGAAGTGCTATTTTGACGAGACGGCGACGTATGAGGGCGTTGAGCACCTGCGGGCGTACATGCGGGAGTGGGACGAGAAAACGCAGACGTTCCGAAACCGCCCGAAGCACGACCAGCACTCGCACGGCGCGGATGCGTTCAGATACATGGCCTTGAGCGTGCGTCCTGTATCGTCAAAATCTCAATCAGGTACTAGAATCCCAACGAAGCCCGACTCGCAGGGGGCGCATTACGCCTTCAGTCTTCAGGATTTATGGGATACGGCTCCTAAACCAGGAACACGAATCGGATGAACACGACGTATCGCGTTGTCTGCGTTGCCGGTAGGCGTCAAGCCTACGAGCATCGCCTTGTGTGGGAGCGGCATCACGGAAGCATACCGCCTGGCTATCACGTTCATCACAAAAACGGTGATCGCAAAGACAACAGGATTGAGAACCTAGAGTTGCTTGCGGCGTTTGACCATCACAGCCATCACTTTACAGAGCAAGGAGCCACCAAAGAGCACAAGGAGCGTGCGGCTCAAAATTTACGCAAAAGCTGGAACCGCATGCCGATGCTAAAACTGACTTGCGTTGTGTGTGGTTCTGATTTTGAGAAGAGGCAGCACTTGACCAATGGCGCAGCAAAATATTGCTCTCGACCCTGCCGCAGTAAGGACTACTACATCAACACGCTCAGGCCGAAGCTGGTCGCAGAGGGTCGCCTGAAAGGCTGAACATGGAACAGACCGACAAGATTGAAAGCGAGAGTCAGTTTGACTCTACCCCGCAGGGTCTGGCCCAGCGGTGGGGGACGGAGATTGAATCCAGCCGTCAGGAGCTGAACAAGTTCCACGACGAGAGTAAGCGCATTCTGCAGCGCTACCTCGACAAACGCGACGACTGGGGGATGCAGGAGTCCCGCGTCAATCTGTTCTGGAGCACGGTCAAGGTATTGATGTCGATGCTCTACGCCCGCCCGCCGAAGGCGGATGTGGCGCGTACGTTCCAGGACGCGGACGACGACCAGGCTCGCGTCGCTGGGACGATGCTGCAGCGTATTCTGAACAAGGGGTTTGACGACGACGTCTCGAGCTGGGACAGCGCAGTGCGGCAGTCGATCGAGGACTGGCTCGTTGTCGGTCTGGGCCAAGTCTGGCTGCGGTATGAGGTCGAGATCGAGGAAGTGCCTGAGACCGTTGACGCAATGACCGGGATGCTGATGCCCGCGAGCGAACGGATTCTGGACGAGGACGCGCCTTGCGACTACGTCCACTGGGAGGACTTCTTTTGGTCGCCGGCACGCACCTGGCAGGAGGTGCGCTGGGTGGCGCGGCGCGTCTACATGACCCGCGATCAACTCAAGGCCCGCTTTGGCGAAGAGATCGCCCGCGTCGTGCCGTTGATCCAGCCGAAGAAGGCGAACAACGACCAGGCTCCCAAGTACGACCCCTGGGAGCGGGCAGAAATCTTTGAAATCTGGTGCAAGGAGCACAAGAAGGTCTATTGGTACAGCAAAGGCGCGGAAGTCATCCTCGACGTCAAAGACGACCCGCTGCAGCTCGAGAACTTCTTTCCCTGCCCGAAGCCCTTGGCGGCGAACGTCACGACGTCCAACTTCATTCCTCGCGCCGACTACGTCTTTGCGCAGGATCAGTTCAACGAGCTGGACGAGATCAACACCCGCATCACTTGGCTGACCCGCGCTGCCAAGGTGGTGGGCGTGTACGACAAGTCCGCCGAGGGCCTGCAGCGGATGTTCCAGCAGGCGTCCGAGAACCAACTGATCCCGGTTGACAACTGGGCGATGTTCTCCGAGGCCGGTGGCATCAAGGGCAAGGTCGACTGGGTTCCGATTGACGCCGTGGTAAACGCGATCGAGCGGCTGCGCGTGTACCGCGCCGACAAGACGCAGCAGATTTACGAGGTGCTGGGCGTCAGCGACATCATGCGCGGCTCGACCCGTGCCGGCGAGACCGCCACGGCGCAGCAGATCAAGGCGCAGTTTGGCTCAACGCGCATGCAGTTGATGCAGTTCTACATCGCTGAGTGGATCACCGAGGCGCTGCGGATCAAGGCTGAGATTATCTGCAAGCACTGGCAACCGCAGACGATCGTCGAGCGCTCGAACATCCTGCGCACGCCGGATGTCCAGTTTGTCGAGCCGGCAATTGCGCTGCTGAAGGACGAGGCGCTGGCGCAGTACCGCATCAACGTCGAAGCGGACTCGATGGCTGCGCTGGACTGGGCGGCTGAGCGCGACGCCGCGGTGCAGTTTATGCAGGGCCTGGGCGCGTTCATCTCCCAAGTCGCGCCGATGGCTCAACAGGTGCCGGAGGCCGGCCCGTACCTGCTGCGCCTGATGCAATGGGCGGTATCCAAGTTCCGCGTGAGCACGCAGATCGAGTCGATTCTCGACCAAGCGGTCGCCGGCATGCAGCAGCAGCTCATGGCACCGAAGCAGCAGGGCCCGTCGCCCGAGCAGATGATCGAGCAGGCGAAGCTGCAGATTGAGGCCGAGAAGATCAAGTCAAACGAGCGGATCGCTGCGATGGAGGCCCAGTCGGATCAGCAGATCGCCGGCCTGAAGGCGACGATCGAGCTGCAGAAGATCGAGTTGAAGGCCAAGTTTGACCAGATGGCTGCGCAGTTCCAACAGGTGCAGCAGATGATGGCGGGCGCGAACAGCTCGCCTATCGTTGTCGACGGCAATGGCAAGATTTCCAGCGCTTTTGACAAGATCGTCGAGTCGCAAGACAACAACGCGATGCAGTTGGCGGCTCTGACGCAGCAGATTTCACGCCGAAAGAAGCGCGTACCGATACGCGATCAAAACGGCGACATCGTTGAGGTCAAAGAGGTCGACGACGACGAGGACGACATGCCGCAGGGCATGGCGACGTTGCCGCAAGTGCAGCCGGCGATGGGCGGGATGGCGTAAATGGCAAACGCGATTTACCCACTCTACAAGCAGGCGCTACTTGACGCTGCTGCCAACGTCGACCTTAACGACGGCACGGTCAAGGTAGCCCTGATCGACACGGGCGTCTACAACTACAACGCCGCGGACGAGTTCTACTCGAGCGTTTCTGGTGTTGTAGGAACGCCACAAACGATCGGTAACACAACCGTTACCAATGGACTCTTTGACGGCGACGATGTGACGTACACGGCGGTCACGGGCAACAGCGTTGAGGCGTTGCTCATCTACATCGACACCGGAAGCGCGGCCACTTCGCGCCTGGTGGCGTGGATGGACACCAACGTCACGGGTTTGCCGGTCACGCCAAACGGCGGCGACATTTCGATCAATTGGAACGCAAGCGGTATCTTCCAGCTCTGAGGTAAACCATGCCACTTGTTTTCAAAGATCGCGTCAAAGAGACATCGACCACGACCGGCACCGGGACGCTGACGCTCGCGGGCGCGGTGACGGGCTTTCAGTCGTTTGCTGCCATAGGCAACGGCAACACGACCTATTACACGATCACCAACGGCACCGACTGGGAAGTCGGCATCGGCACCTATACGTCCAGCGGCACGACGCTGAGCCGGGACACGGTGCTGTCGTCCAGTAACAGCGGCTCTAAGGTCAACTGGGGCGTTGGCAGCAAGGAAGTATTCGTCACATACCCGGCAGGGCGGGTCGTGGACAACCCGCGTGGGTACGGCTACGCGCTGATCTTTGGGAGTTAAGGCATGGCGGCACCTAAT